AGCTGGTCAGGTCGTTCTGCCACGAACTGACGGTTTACGCGGTCGCCTGCGGCAACGGCTTTCCGGCTGATGGTCGTACGGACCTTTTTACCCCGGAGAACACCGGCAAGTCCCATAACCGCCATGAGACGTGCCACTGTACATCTGGCCACCCTGATTCCTTCCCGTAACAACTGACGCCAGACTTTACGCACACCGTACACCTGATGATTTTCATCGTATACGCGCTGTATCTCTCTCTTCAGCCAGTCGTCGTGCTGCGCACGGGCACTGCGTTTATCCGGATGATGTCGCTGTTGCTGACAATGGTAATACGTTGACGGGGCAATATGCAGTTCGCTGCATACCGGTCCGACCCCGTACTGCTCACGCAGCTTATCCAGCAGTGGCATCATTTTTTCCAGAGGCGGTCGAACTCCGCCTTCGCAAAATAAGCGGAAGCCTGGCGAAGGATATCGTTACTGCGGCGCAGTTCACGATTTTCACGTTCCAGCTCTTTCAGACGCTGACGTTCAGCGCTGGTGAGCCCACCATCACCGCCCCCGGTATCCCGCTCATGCTGGCGAACCCAGACACGCAGAGTCTCCGGCGTACAGCCAATCTTTGGGGCAATGGAGCAAATTGCCGCCCACTGTGAGTCATATTCATCCTGACTTTCCAGAACCATACGAATCGCCCGCTGACGGACTTCGGGGGAAAAACGAGTATTTTTAGTCATCCTGTTTACCTCTTTCTCAGGGAGTTTAGTCTCCAGGATTTCCGGGGCGGTTCAACCATCTCAATGGATGGTGTTCCGCATTGGTTACCCCAGACATCAAATCCATGCGAGGTGTGACGGGCGAACAGTTCTATCCGGGGAACATCGCCAAGAAGTTGCACAAGTTTTTCTCGCGCCATATCCGGCTTGCGGGAGTGATCAAGGCGCGGTGCAGTGAATGACTGGATTATTCCGGCGTTAATGCGTTCAGGCAGATTTCCTTTCACTGCAAAAAGGCAGTCTTCGCTGTTAGCGCGAGTGGTGCTACCCATACCCATGACCAGCTTGTCGGTCTGTCTTTTCCCGCATTTGTTCCAGGTTAATCCTTTCATCGTCACCAGACGAAAGCCCCACGCTTCTACAACCTTCAATGCTTCAAGTGGTTGTGTAGGCACCCACCACATAGCCAACAGGCAATTATCGGCTGCCAGTTCCCATACCGGGAGGCGGCAGATATCCAGAAGACTCATGACCGGATATTTAAAACTTGCACCGCGTTGACCATCGGTTGCTTTGTCTCGGAATGTCCAGGGGGGATCTGCGTAAATGAGAGTGTATTTTTTCGTCATAGCGCGTTTTCAAACTCATCAATGTAAAGTGCAACAAGTGCAACGCATCGTCTGAAATCGGCTGCGTCATGTGGAGCACCGAAGCTATGACCATAGATATTCTTTTTCAGTCCACATGCGATTGAGGCAAGAGTTGCGCTACTGATGCCAACATCGCCAGTCGATTGCCATTTCAAAACCTTCATAGCCAAATCTGACATTTCTTGTCTCCATAAAACAAAACCCGCCGTAGCGAGTTCAGATAAAAGAAATCCCCGCGAGTGCGAGGATTGTTATTCATTGCCGATATTCACCTTTATCGCGAACACCTTTACCGGTTTATCTCCTTTGCATGGCGCGTAATTTTTTCAGATGGTTCTCCTGCTCTGTTTCAGCCAGAATTTGTCGGTATTCCTGGTGATCGATCCGTTCAAACAGTTCATTAAAATCGTTTATTTTTACCGACTGTGTTCGCCCATCCATTCTTCTGTACAACACAGTGTTGTTTATGCAGCGAAGAATTTTTATCGGGTAGCCGGCGCTATCGGTGTATATCTGACCACGTTGAATCAGAGCGAACATTCCTTTATCCCCAGCGGAAAAGCGAATACAGAATAAATGCCACCGCGATTGCAACTCCTACAGCGGTGAATGCTTCAGGCCAATTCATCATTCACTCCCTGCGGCGGTTCTGGTAGCAGCATCCAGTACAAGGCGTTCCCTAACCACGATAAAGTGCCGTCGCTCAACTCCACGTATTCCTCTTGTACCTGTCCTGCCATATACTCACCGTGCTTTGAATAAATTAAAATCCAATCATCTTGAGCGGGCATTCGCTCACTACAGCTTATCCAACCACCCGGACTTACCGGAGAGTTGCCAGTCTTACGCATGGCAATCTCCACGATTTCAACCATATCTCCTGGCAGAATTTTACAAAGCTGGCCAAAGCGCCTCTGCTGCCTGGCATACTCGAGGATGTGCTCCAGTTTGGTTCGATTAATCATGATTTATCTCCCTTAAGCATGGCAGCGCGGCAGGCATCCTCTACGCCCTTAACTGCATCTGCGCAGTAGTTATAGCGATTGCATTCCACTAACTTCTGCTTGAGGTTTTCAATTGCTTGCGCGACATCAGCCTGTATTACCGGAACTGGCGGAGTGGTATATAGTTTTCGGCATTTGTTTATCCAACCGGCATGGTCAGGCGTGTCTGTAAAGCGCAAATCGTTTTCGTAGCCCTCACGACTACGTTCTTTCCATTCCGTCCACGGAACACCGCTATTCCAAGTGGGGCGAGTGCAGGACTGATACAGAACAGGTTCAGCTTCCAGCGCTGCCAGAGCAATCCGTGCCAGTTCTTCCGCTTCTTCTGCTGGCAGTACAACGTTGCTACCAGGTCCGTATGTTTCGCGCCACTGCTTGATTGTCAGCAGTCGCTCTTTGGTAATAGTGGTCATTTGTTAATCCTCAAAACTTTATGCCCGGGCGCAAAAGCACGCGTTTTGTCTTTGCTTATTCGCCAGCCATCCTTGCGCGCCTCTTTTGCACAGCCAGCCCATGACGTACCTATATACTCACCGAAGTCTGGCGACTTATATTTGCCATCTGTACACTGGAGGCAATCACAATAGAGATGCATGGTGTAACTTGCAGCAATAGCCATATCACTCTCCTTTAGTGCGCAAGTGGTTTTTCCAGCGGTTTTGCTCCGCGCTGGGCTTTTTGCAAAAACCACAATCCATCATCCCGTAATATTTCATCAACCCCATCCGTCGGTTGCTGAGTCTCACCCACTGCCAGACGCCAGGAGCGTTTCTACGAACTAACAGAATCTTTGCTTTACGGTTTTTCATCGTTTTGCTCTCCTGCATCTCTTTGCTGCTCGTCGTGCCGCTGCAATACCGGTATGGCGGCGCTTTGGTGTCGGGATGATGTTCTTTGCAATTAGCGCAGAAGCCCAAAAACGAGTCGGATACGGTAACAAACTGATACATGCCACACGCATTACTCACCCCCTTTGTTGCTAATGCTTACAGCCTGGCAAGCCTCTTTGAGTACCCAGTCAACAGCGTCTTTCCATGCTCCGGTTTCAACAGATGGATTCTCACGCTTTACCTGTTCATAAAAGCGCACTGCTTTAATCAGTTCTTCCGGTACTACTGGCGATGCCTGTTTAGCTTCTAAATCAGCAATTCTGTCAACCACGGCATCTACTGCATCTGAAAAACTGAAACAGTTACTCCATTCCGGCCTGTCCCCGGTTGCTGCAAAATACATATCAGCTAAAGCAGACTCAGCATGGTCACGCTCATTAATGAGTTGCTCTTCGCTTTTCTCCTGTTCGGCTATGCGCTTACTTCCATCCGCGATTACTCCCTCGTAATACTCACGCTGCTCGTTGAGTTTTGATTTTGCTGCTTCCAACTCATCCAGTAGCGCCAGCACAACCTGAGGTGTGGCTTTCATACGAAATGCCAGCAATTTTTGAGGCGTTGCTACTGTTTCAATTGCTACTGCCGCCTCACGCAGTGCCTGGTAATTAATTTCGCTCACTGGTTGCCTCCTTTGCGAAGCTCAGCGGCGAAAGATGTTGCTGCGGAAGCGATAATTGCATGCCGGTATTCACCATCAGAAAATAAAGAATCTCCCTTAAGTGCATTGACGATACTCTGATGATTTTTTGCCAGCATCTCCACGCCCTGCGCCCGTACTTCAGCCAGGCATTTGCGAAACTCGGAAACGTACTGTTCGACGCTCATTCCCCAGCTAAGTGGACATTCATTGAATGTTTCGCCTTCGTGCTCTTCATCAGGTAGCTCTTTGGTAAAGAACTCACGCTCAATGGCGTGGAGTGTGTCAGCAAAACGACGTAAGTTACTCAAACCTACCGTAATGGAGAATTCAGGAGCATCACATCCGACGCCCATCTGCTGATAAACTGCTGTTTTGAAGGCCTTCAACTCCGCATTCTCCGCCGCCAGAGCCGAAAACTTCTCGTGTGCCAACTTAACAGCCGAATCAGCCTGCTTAATTGACTCAATCGCTTTCTGTTGGTCTTCGGCCAGCTTCGCTAAATTAGCCTCCAGTTCGGCCATGCGTTCGTTTAATGCATCTCGTTCATCCAGTAGTGACAGCACGGTTTCTGGCCCGGCCATAATTTTAAAGGCGTGAATCGCATCAATATCAATACCAAGCTCCTTGAGCTTCTTTTCGCTTAATAAATCATCATCACCTGGTAATATTGACAGATGTGTCATCGCTGTAATTGCGCGTTCCGACACGTCACGCAATACCTGATAGTCAATTTTGCTCACTGGTTGCCTCCTTTGTGGATCTGCGCTGCGATGCACGAAAAAAAGATTCCCGCGTATGACAGTTAAGAGCTGGTGCGAAAGCCGCGTTAAGAACGGCAGCATCACAGCCGTCATCGATATAGAGCGCAATTTTTTTCTCCAGGCGCGCTTTGGCTTCCTGCAACTGCATACCCCGGCACGTACGCGGGATATACTCAGCAATTTGAGCGATAGATTTTTCGTTCTGTTTAAACATGCTTCACCTCGACAGGCTTGATTGTGTCGATCAGCAGTCTGCGGCGCGTATTTTCTGCAAAGTGGCGGCGTCCGGTTTCTTTGTGGTAAAACTCGTTTTTGCCGACGACCCACATCCGCTCTGTCTGGTGAAGTTTTTTTACCTGCGGGCCGCCTTTGGTGATCACAATGCCGGTATGGGTTTTTACGATTGTCATGCCACTACCTCTTCGAATTTCAACTCCAATTGGTCACCCCAGATTTCACATGATTCGGAACACGAACCAGTATCAAACCGCTTGGCCAGCACCATCGCTTGATACAAATTGCTGTAGTCGCTGTCGGCATACATCCTGGCAATCCCGTCAAGCGTCAGGTGACCACGGTACATAACGTCTTTACCTGTTCTGCGATGACCATCCCTGACGTGTTTGCCTGTAACCAGTTCATTAAAAACCCGCATCAGACCAGGTTCGTCTTTACATGCAAGCCCCAGCTTTTGCGTTGACTTTTTGATGCAGAAAACACAGTTCCCGAGGTGCTCCGGGATTTGCAAATCAAAAGGTTGTTTTCGCCACCACCGGATAACATCCGACTTATCAAAATCTGACAGTTCGGCAAGATACCGGACGCCCGGTTTCGGTTTCAGCCTACGGGGTTCGTCTGCACGAATACCCAGCCACGTGATGTAGTTCCCTTGTCCGAAATGGTCATCGCAGTATTTTGTGAAGGGGGTGAGTTTTAATCTGTCAGTGCAGAACGCGCCGCCGATGTATGGCGTGCCATATTTTTTTACCATGTCCATAAACGGTTTAAGCACCGGCATTCGCGTCTGAATATCCTTTGGTTCCCATTCCGTATAACCATTTGGCTGCCCAAGCTCTGGATTTATATCGACCTGCAACACGGTTAGCGGAATATCCCAGAACTTCACAACCTCCCGAATAAACCGGTACGTCAGCGGGTGTTCACATCCCGTATCCATGAGTATGTAATGAACGTTTTCACCAGCTTTTCTGCGTTGCTCCATAAGGTGGACGAGGTACGCCGATGTCCGACCGCCTGAAAAACTCACAACATGATGAGTGCTCATTTCTTCGTCTCGTTACGGGGAGGGGGTTAAATAGGTGGTAAGCTGGAATTGCCGGATGTTTACCCGTGTCCGGGGTACGGCCTCACGTTGCAGCGTACGAGAATGGACTATTGCTCAGTGTCGTTTGATGTCGGCTGAGGATATTCGCCTTGCTCTTGTAACAGAGTTAGAAGAATGGAAAACCCCTCACGATGTGATGATTGATGAGTGTCGATCCCGGAATGATTGATGTTGTTAAATTCCAACATCGTGCTCCTGGCGATAGCCTCAACGGTATTCCAGAATACTAATACATCTGTTTTCTGCTCTGTTTTATCAGCAACAGGAAGTTTGATATTTTGTTGAAATTTATTAATGCAACCATTTTGAATATGTTCCTCGTGCTTTTCATTGTCATAAGCATACAGCCCGACAAAAACATCTCGCACGTTACGGGATATATTTTCCAGATTCGCCTTTGGTTCCTTTGTTAAATCAAGCACCGATAAATGGGCTTTAAGCGTATCCGCAGCTATTTTCTGAATATCCTCTGGTAAATCTTTAAATTGCATAGTATACCCTCCAAGAACTGTGTATTTTCTCGTGAAATATGAGCGATATGTCGTGACGTCCCTGTCACAGATTTCATCACACTGAGAACGTGCCGATGAAGGTTAAGATATCTTCTTCTTCGAAACGCTCTTTCAGCAGGTCACGGAACTCTTTGGCAATTTCTTCTTCCGCAGCTTCAACACGCACGATACGTAGCACCAGAACAGGCTGTTCGCTTGTCAGAATGCTTAATCGCAGCGTGAATTCCCTGTTGCCCAGGCCCTCGTATGGGATGCATTCAAAGCGGAAAGTGGCAGGCATGATTTCTTTGCTTTTAGCCTCCACGGACTCCATGACTGAGCGGCTACCGCTGAAGTTTTGCTCTTCATATTCAGCACTGCGTTTTGCATCGATGGTAAGACGACGGACAGCAGAGATAGCCTGTTTGATGTCCAGCACATTACCGTCGCTGTCATAGGCTGTGAGGAAGTCGGCCCAGTCTTCCAGCCATTCAGCGAGAGACTTCTGGAGTTGTTTTTTGCCGTCAACGTCACGCAATGCGCGATATGGTGATGTGGCTTTCAGTTCCAGCAGTGCCTTGTTGTCAGCGTGTCCAGGTTGCTCCAGAGTGCCGATATTGAACACAGTGACTGCTTTCATCGTTTCCGCGTTAATGAAGCAGCGGGAGTGCTCATCGGCATACCCTTTGCTGTATTCAACAAAGTCATCAATACTGGTTGTGGTCATGACTCCACGGAAACGAAAACGTTCTGTCATGAATCGTTCCAGACTTTCGATATTTACATTGTCCGGCAATAACGCAACAGGGCATTCCGTAAGCGGCAAATTTTCACCAGAAAAAGCAGTAGTGGTGAGTTTTACAATTTCTTTAATGGCATTGCTATCTAACTGAGACATGTATATTTACCTTTAATTTATGGATTTGGGGATAATGCGCGAGCGTTTTAAGGCGGGGATTATTCAGCGTAAAACAGCGTCATGTTGACCCTGTTTATCGAAAAGCTGTCCCTGGTCTTTCTGGAACAAAGTAAGCTCACCACCTTTATTTACAAACATCGGGGTGTTAGTTGTGTCTTCTTCTGATTTACTACCACGCATTGTCGGGCGTGTGAATTTTAGTTTATGGGAAACTGATACGCGATTTTCATCAAGTGAAGATAATTCGAATTCAACACATACCTTTCCTTTTTTGTTTGTGCTGTTTACGCCAAAGGCAACTTCACTTAATACCGCGCCAAGTTTGTTAACAAATACCCCGCCGTCGAGGTCGTTAATGAAAACATTAACATCAGTTTGATGCTGGTTCATATTAATATCTCCGTGTAGAGGTGTGTTAAGGCTTCAGTTGTTCACTGCATTTAAAGCCTGGTTTTGTTTGTGAATTAAAAACTATCGCTGCCGTACTGCCTGAACCGCCCCGGAAATCCTGGAGACTAAACTCCCTGAGAAAGAGGTAAACAGGATGACTAAAAATACTCGTTTTTCCCCCGAAGTCCGTCAGCGGGCGATTCGTATGGTTCTGGAAAGTCAGGATGAATATGACTCACAGTGGGCGGCAATTTGTTCCATTGCCCCAAAGATTGGCTGTACGCCGGAGACTCTGCGTGTCTGGGTTCGCCAGCATGAGCGGGATACCGGGGGCGGTGATGGTGGGCTCACCAGCGCTGAACGTCAGCGTCTGAAAGAGCTGGAACGTGAAAATCGTGAACTGCGCCGCAGTAACGATATCCTTCGCCAGGCTTCCGCTTATTTTGCGAAGGCGGAGTTCGACCGCCTCTGGAAAAAATGATGCCACTGCTGGATAAGCTGCGTGAGCAGTACGGGGTCGGACCGGTATGCAGCGAACTGCATATTGCCCCGTCAACGTATTACCATTGTCAGCAACAGCGACATCATCCGGATAAACGCAGTGCCCGTGCGCAGCACGACGACTGGCTGAAGAGAGAGATACAGCGCGTATACGATGAAAATCATCAGGTGTACGGTGTGCGTAAAGTCTGGCGTCAGTT